TAAAGTACAGAGTGATACTGCATCAAGCGCAGATGTTTGGGTTTCCGTAGTCGATACCATTAGTTCATAAGGAATAAATAATGCCGTATATTGGTCAACAAGTTCCGGGTTCTTATCAAGCTACTAAAGCTGTACAACGCTTTAATGGTGATGGTTCCGATACTACATTTACACTGACTACCACAGTATCTTCTGTGCAAGACGTACTGGTGTCAGTTGATGGTGTTGTGCAGGACACAGCCGCATACACTATTCCCGATGGCACTACACTTACATTCACCGCTGCCCCTTCTTCTGGTACAGGCAACATCTTCGTAAACTACCTTGCCCCGCAAGCTGGTACAATCACACCCCCCGCTGAGAACAAGGGTAACTTTAAAGCTGGTGGCCTATTCCGTACCAATGCACAATCCCTCACAGCAAATACAACCATCTTAGCTACAGAGAACGCCAACGTAACTGGTCCGTTTACTGTGGCTTCTGGTGTTACATTAACCGTTGAAAGCGGTGGGACATTGGTGACGCTATGAGTACATTAAAAGCAGATACCATACAAAGCACAGGCGGTGGTCCTGTCACGCTGACGAAGCAAAGTGCGGCAACTACACGTCACACTTACGACCAACCAGCATCAACGACAGTTGATTCACTAAATATATCAAGCGCAACTGATGTGTCTACTGGTTTGGTTCTTCACACTTTTAGCAATGCCTACAGCAGTGCCACACAGCGACAAGTTATGGTTAGTGCGTGGAACACTGACGATGGCGGTTCTGGTAGCGTAGCGGCGGCCACAAGAGGGTTAAATGCGTATCAAAATAATGCAAACAACGCCACGAATACGGTTAGAACACAAACAACATATGGCTCAACTGCTTCATCTGATGGTGCCGTAGCGGATGTTGATGGTCACTATGTAGCAATATTTGGAGACCTAGCATGAGTGAGATACTAGTAAACAAACTCACCGGCACAAGCACCGCTGGGTCTATCCTTGTAACAAGTGAAGGCGGTGCGGCGACTATGCAGTTGCAGCAGGGTTTAGAAAAAACTTGGGCATATTTTATTGCTACAATGACTAGCATTGGTGACAGTCTAAATATTAGTTCAATTAGTGATGAGGGAACTGGCGATAGCGGAATGAACCTTTCAAATTCTATGGCATCTTCAAACTATGTTGGACAAGGCACCGTTGAGACCACTCAATTTCAAAACACTGCTGGTAATGTTCGTATCGTTGGTTTTCATAGCAAAACAACAAGTAAAATGAATTACAGAAGCGATTATATAGTTAATGACCAATATGCAGGTGGTTATGAAGGCAGTATGTATCACAATGTTAGTTCGTCAGGAGACCTCGCATAATGGCACTAGGAAAAATCAAAGCAGATACCCTAGAACACAGTACCGCAGGTTCTCTGGATACATCTTATGTGGTGGATGGTAGCAGCAAGGCTTGGTATAACCTTAATGGTGCTGGTACAATAGCCCTACGAGACAGCCTAAATATAACATCTGCTTCAGATGATGGAGTTGGAATATATTCTGTTTCGTTTTCTAGCAATATGAGTGCCGCTAATTATGGAATTACTACAGCGTCAAGTTACTTGCTTACAAGTTTTGTTGGAAATACTTGCGCACCCACCAACACTTATTCAACCAGTGGATTTGGAATAGAAAACTTGAACACTACCCACGGTTCATATCTTGATTATGAGTATGTTTTTGCTGACATTAAAGGAGACCTTGCCTAATGAACACACCATCATTTCAAGGCACACACCTATTCGACAGACTATGCTGGGCAAAGGAAAACCTAGACGGTGTGCAGTCAGACTACCGTGTGGTCTATGAGGACAGCGTTGATGAGTGCGCTAAGATACTTGTGCCTGACCCGAATTGGATGGCTTGTGCGCTACAGGGCGGCATCTTACCGCCAGTGCAAGTATATTGGGAACTAGCTAAAGATGAAGCAAAGCCTGACTTTGTAAAGCATACCAGAGGACACTTGCTACACAACACAAAGCCTGTAGAGGCTATGACAGAAGAGCAAGCTATAGAATACCTAATTATGAAAGATTGCCCACAACATGTGTGGCGCAATTGGGATGAAGGCAACAAACCTAAAATGGTTATATGCCGTAAAGAACAGCTTCCGGGTACACGTGAGTGGCGCAACGCTTGGAAGATTACTGAAGAACTTAGCGTCACCGATTTAGCAGCCTAAGAGGAGAAACCTAATGGCACAAACATACATCGTAGATAAGGACGGGAATCAGATTGATGCTTCAACTGCAACTGTCCCTGCTGACCGTCACTTCCGTGGTGCATGGTCATTGAATGGCTCAGTCATCTCAGAAGACATGACAGCAGCCAAAGCAATCTTCAAGGACAAAATCCGTGAGGTTCGCGCACCACTGCTTGATGCAGAGGACGTAGTATACATGAAGGCACTAGAAGCTGATGACGCAGATGCAAAAGCAGCATCAGTAGCAACTAAAGCTGCCCTGCGTGATGCACCAGCCGCTTCTGCTATTGACAGTGCTTCAGACATTGCAGCATTGAAGGCAGCTTGGGATACAAGCGTACTTGGCGATAGCCCATACGCATAAGCGTAGGGGTCATCCCTGTTTGGAGATATGTAGATGGCGTTGACTAAAATTAGAGATGCGGGATTGCCAGCGGGTAGTGTGTTGCAAGTAGTAAATGCTACACTAACATCTGCTGCTTCCACAACATCAAACACCTTTCAAAACACGTCTTTGACAGCTTCTATAACACCCTCAAGCACATCAAGTAAGATTTTAATAATAGCAAGTGCATCTATGTACACAAGTAACAGTGCCACTCAGGGGGCGGCGACAGTTTTTAGGGGGAATGCTTCTGGAACAAATCTAGGCCACAGTGTATATGGTTTTGGTGCGGCACAAAGTGGTGCTGGTACAGTAAAGAATAACGTGGCTGTAAATTACTTAGATTCGCCAGCCACAGCATCATCTCAAACATATACTGTTTGTATCGCTTCAACTGATAATAGTAATACCATACATATTAATGTAAATGGTGAAACATCTACACTAACACTTATGGAGATAGCACAATGAAGCACGAAGCTATCTACAAATTAAATCCATCAGTAGTAACCATTATTGGCGACACAGCCTATGATGCTGACGGTAACGTGGTTGAATACGATAACGATGCGGCTGTGGCTGAGGGTAATTTGATTGCACTGCGTAGTGAACGTGACCGATTGATTGCAGCAACAGATTGGTGGGCATCATCAGACCTAACCATGACATCTGCCCAGACAACATACCGCCAAGCATTGCGTGACATCACAGACAGTGCCACATCACTAGATGATGTAGTCTGGCCTACGAAACCATAAGGAAGAACAATGCCATACATAGGTAAATCCCCATCAGTAGGAGTTCGCAATCGCTTTATATATCAAGCGACAGCAGGACAGACTAGCTTCTCTGGCAGTGACCAAGATGCAAAGGTACTGACCTATCAGGATAGCCTGTACATGGACGTGTACCAGAATGGTGTCCTACTCAAACCCGGCACAGACTACACAGCCACGACAGGTACAACAATGGTACTGGTCACAGGTGCATCACTCAATGACGTAGTTGAGATGGTTATCTATGACACATTCTCTGTAGCAAACTCGTACACTAAGGCAGAGGCTGACACACGCTATCCATTCAAGGGCAACAACAGCATCATCCGTTTGAATGGGCAGACCATCACAGCAGACATTACGATTGACAGCGATGAGAATGGCGTATCAGGTGGGCCTATTACACAGGACAATGCCACTGTTACTGTTAATGGATATTGGAGTATCGTATGACCAGCGTATTGAATGTAGATAGCATTGCGGCAAAGGACGGTACGTCACCTGTTGAGTTGACTAAGCAGAGTGCGGCGAAGATGTGGGTGAATTTTGATGGCACTGCTTCCGGTGCTGCATCTAGGGATTCATTCAACGTCAGCGGGATGACAGACGATGCTACAGGAAAATACACGTCCTCATACACCAATTCAATGTCAAATAACACTTACGCTTTTACCACCGCAACTGTTGATACTTCAACTACCAATAGGGGTGGAAACACTTTGAACTTAAGAGACGGTAACTCTCCAGAAACAAGTAATATAAAACTTGAAGGAAGGTTTGGTGCAAACCCAAATAACAATGGTGGTCTTATGGACCAAGACTTTATGTTTGTTACTGTTATGGGAGACCTTGCATAATGGCTAGTATTCTTAAAGTAGATACCCTGACAGGTGTAACCACCGCTGGCTCTATTAGCGTTACTGGCGAGGGCAACTCAACCACGACTAATCTTCAGCAGGGGTTGGCGAAGGCGTGGGTAAGTCTTAATGGAACTGGAACTATTGCGGTTCGGGGCAGCAATAACGTCACCAGTTTGTCAGACGGTGGTACTGGTGATGTAACGATAAATTTCACAAATGCTATGTCCGATGCAAACTATGCTTCTGTAGGGAACTGCGACACGAATAGTTCATATTCTGTTCAGTTTGTTTCTATGTTTAATAACCCTACTGGCAACACAGATGCCGCACCAACAACGACAGCGTTTCGTTTAGGCACCCGTGAATCTGGGGGTTCTGGTAGAGATGAGGACTATGTAATTGTTGCAACACACGGAGACCTCGCATAATGGCAAGCGAACTTAGAGTTAACACCTTGAAGGATGCCGCTGGGAACAACAGCATTGCTACTAGCTTTGTGGCGGGTGGTAGTGCGAAGGCTCACGCTAACTATAAACAAACCAGTGGCTCTGAGTCTGTCGTAGGTTCGTTTAATGTTTCGTCTGTCACAGATGTGTCAGGTGGAAAATTTACTGTCAATTTCACATCAGCAATGTCTAACACAAATTACGCAATCGCTACCTATGCTAGAAGAGATAATGATACCGATTCTTCAGCACACGCAATTACCTCAAACAGCACTGACACAAAAACAGCTTCTGCTTGCAAATTTAAAACTATGTATCAGGACAATGGCGGCAATATGGGTTTAGCTGACAGTCCTGAGTCTGGAACGCATTTCATGGGAGACCTCGCATGAGTAAAGCAGCAGAACTAGCCGCACTGATTGGTTCGCAGACGGCTTTATCAAACAGGAACCTGATTATCAATGGTGCTATGCAGGTGGCGCAACGTGGTACGTCAGGCATAAACTCTGCGGCTGGCGGTGGGATTTGCACTGACAGGCATAAAGGTTTTTCCAATGGCGGCGGCGTTTTCTCAATGGAACAATCTAGTACAGTACCAAACAATGAGTTTGCCTACTCATCAAAGCTAACTGTGACAACAGCCGACAGTTCAATCGCTTCTGCTGACTACTATTCATTTCAGCAAACCATTGAAGGTTACAATATTATACAAACTGGCTATGGGACATCTGATGCCAAAAGGCTGACCCTATCATTCTGGGTTCGTTCAAGTGTAACTGGTAAGTATAGTGTAACTTGTTTTAACAATGGTGGTACAGAAGGCTACTTAAATACATTTAATATTAGTTCTGCTGATACTTGGCAAAAAGTAGAGTTATCTTGGGTAGGCAGAACAAGCGGCACTTGGTTAAAAACGAACGGTGCTGGGATGATTATTAGGTTTGATTTAGGTGGCGGTTCAAGTGGTCACGGTACAGCAGACCAGTGGACAACAACAAGTGGTTACGGAAATACTAGAACTGCTGACTCAGTAGATTGGATTGCCACTAACGGCGCAACTTTTTATATGACAGGCGTACAGCTAGAAATAGGCGAACAGGCCACGCCGTTTGAACACAGCAGCTATGGCGATGAGTTGGCTAGGTGTCAGAGGTATTATCAAATTATTCCAAGTGCTGGTTCGTATGCGTTTCCACTTGTGCGGCATCAATCAGGCACTAATCTTAACAGCGGAAGTGTATATTATCCTGTAACAATGAGGGCAAATGCAACACTAACTTTGGATAGTTCTGGTAGTTGGATACATAAGCCCAATATCCGAAACGACTCAGGTTCAGCTTCATTAGTTTCTTCTTCACCTAGTTTGTTTACTCTTCTTGCTACGCCTTCAACAAACGATACCGCTAATTATTTGGCTTACTCAAATAATAATGTAGAAGCAGATGCGGAGTTATAGATGATTATTATTAACGCACAATACTATAATGATTTAGCGGGTAATCAAGTAGGCATCAAAGCCACCATTGATGGCACTGAGATGTTCGTTCCCCTAGACCCAGCTAACCGCCACTACGCAGAAATCTTGCGTCAGGTAGCTGCTGGCGAACTAACCATTGCAGATGCTGACTGATGGACTTAGTGCATATCATAGACACCCTAATCGGTATAGTAGTCATGGGCGGTGCTTGGTATCTTAGTGGTATGACTAAAGAGATGAAGCGCATGGACATACTAATGAATAGAACACGTGAAGAGTATGTTACACGTCAGGAAGTACGTGAGGACATGAGCCGTGTTATGGAAGCATTACATCGTGTAGAAGACAAGTTAGATAGGGCATTAAATAAATGATGCAGTTTAAAGCGTTTAAACCACAAGCCATGAATAAGATTGCTCAAGCTATGGGCTATCAGGGTGATATGGGACAGTTTCAACAGTTCATTGAACAAGACCCTGCACGACAGCAGCAGATGAATATGTATACTAATGCTGCACAGAAGATGGCACAGGGTGGTATGGTACAGAAGTTTGCACCGGGGGGTTTAACAGTAGGTGCTGCTGTTATGCCTAAGTTTTATAATCCACAAACAGGACAAACATATCTAAATCAACAGGCTGCGCCTAATCCTTCTGTGTTACAGCCTTATAATTTACAAACTGGACCCGGTGCGGGGGGTAACATGACTGCTATACAGCTACAACAAGCTGCTGCAGGACAGACTGGCACATCTCCAAAACAAACACCTGCTTCAGCAACAGGAACAACAAACCCAAGCATAGGCGACACAACTGTACAACGTATGTATGACCCTGCTGTACCTGTAGGTGGTGTAACAATTGCTGCTCCTACCGCTACAGATGCCAGCCAAGAGGTTACACAGGGTACTGGCACACTTACAGGGCAGGTTGCTGTCCCTACAGCACAGGCTATAACGGCTCAAGCGACTGGCCCTACAGCTAGTGCAGCTAATATAATGCAAGCCACTCAGGCGGCTCCTGCAGTGGATGCAGCTATGACTGCTACACAGGCTGCTCAAACTAATCCAGCAGACCCTCGTGCGCAGGTAACTGCAGCACAGCAGACTGCCTCATCCGTAGGTAATCTACAGGCAGCACAGGGTAATGCTACTCTTATAAACAATCCAGTACAACGACAGATACAGCAGGGTGAATTAATCTCTGGTGTAGCTGATGCTGCTACTGCTTCTGCCTTTACTGCACAAGTTCAGGCTGCACAGGCTACCCCTACACAACAGGCTAGTGTAGCAGGACAGTTAGATGGTCTAATGCAGCAGTTTGTTGGTGGTAACACACCAGCGTGGGCTGCGGGTGCTATTCGTACTGCTAACGCAACAATGGCTGCACGTGGTTTAGGTGCATCATCTCTTGCAGGTCAGGCTATTGTACAAGCTGCTATGGAATCAGCTTTACCTATTGCACAGGCTGATGCCTCTATACAGGCACAGTTTGAGACACAGAACCTATCTAATCGTCAACAACGTGCTATGCTTGCCGCACAGCAACGTGCAACTTTCATGGGTCAGGAGTTTGACCAAGCGTTTCAGTCACGTGTACAGAACTCTGCGCGTATTGGTGATATAGCTAATATGAACTTTACTGCTGAACAGCAGGTACAGCTAGAAAACTCTCGTGCTGTTAATACTATGAACCTAAACAACCTGTCTAACTCACAGGCAATGGTTATGGCTGAAGCATCTGCATTGGCGCAAATGGATTCAGCTAATCTAAATAACAGGCAGCAGTCTGCAGTACAGAATGCACAAAACTTCTTGCAGACTGATATGGCTAATTTATCTAATCAGCAACAGACTGAGTTGTTTAAGGCACAACAGCGTACACAGTCACTGTTTACAGATCAAGCTGCTACTAATGCTGCTGCACAGTTTAATGCTTCTAGTCAAAACCAAGTAGATCAGTTCTTCCAAAACTTAGGACAACAAGCTAATCAGTTTAATGCTACACAACAAAATGCACAGGCACAGTTTAATGCTGGTCAGGCCAATACAGTAGAACGATTTAACGCTGAGATGAATAATCAGCGTGACCAGTTTAATGCTCAAAACCAGATGGTTATTGCACAGTCTAATGCACAGTGGCGTAGGCAGATAGCTACAGCAGATACCGCTGCAGTTAATCGTGCTAATGAACTTAATGCTAATGCTATTCTCGATATTAGTAAAACTGCATATAATAATCTTTGGAGTTACTATGCCGACACTATGGAGTGGGCTTGGGAATCTTCAGATAATGAATTAGATAGACAGGTTCAATTAGCAGTTGCCAAACTACAAGCAGATAGCAATGCCGATTTAGAAAATATTAAAAAAGACTACGAATCCAGTAAGGCTGTTGGTGGATTTGTAACGGACGTACTTAAACTTGGTATTAATACTGGCTGGTCATTCGGAGGTATATTTTAATAATGGACACAAATTTAATTAAAAATGCTATTAGAAATACTAAAGTAAGTATAGCTAGAGAACAACAAACTGAGCCTCAACCCGTTAACAATACTATGGGCTTGCTTTCTCGTACTAAAAATGCTACAATAACAAAAGAACCTCAAGAACATGAGTCTATTCGTCTAGCTAAAATGATTAAAGGTAAATTTAATAATGCTTGAACGTGACGAAAATCCTATTGTAGATGCGCCTATTCCCGGACAGTCTTTGACTGCTCCTTTAGGGGATAGACCTTGGCAACAACCTGCTCGTTTTTCAAAAGCAGATGAAACTCTAGCTTTTTATATTGAACGAATTACAACGCCACGTGCTGCTAACCAGATGTTTGACATCTTGGAAATGGGTGTTCCTATTGCTACTCTTGTTGACACTATGCAATTAGGTGGTGTTATGGAAGGTCTACATAGCGTAGATGTTGGGGTAATTATTTCACCTGCTCTTGCTGAAGCAATTGAAGGTATGGCAAAAGCTGCAGAAGTAAAGTACTCTGTAACAGGTACTGATCCTAATGATAAAAAACCGGATGATACACAGATTTCACTTGCGTTAAGTTCTCTTGCAGAAGAAAAAGTAGAGGCATCTGGAATTATGGAAGAATTACAAGATGAGCAGCCTATGCAAACTGCAGAACCTAAAGGTTTAATGGCAAGGAGAAATTCAAATGGCATTTAATTTTCAAGGATTTGCAACGGGTGTAGCAGAACGTGGTTCTGGAATAATTCAAGAAGAATATAAAAAAGCGGAAGATTTAGTAGATAACTCTATTAAAATGTGGACTGAGATGGGTCTGCCCGTATACCGTGCTAGAAAAAAACAACGAAAAGAGTTAGAGACAGTTGCTGATTTCCTTAAAGGGAAGGGTTTCTCTAATGATCAGATATATACAGCTATGCGTCAGGGTCAGCATAAAAGCGTAGTTGACTACGTAAAAAAATATGAAATTAATACTAAGAAAAAGTTTGCTGCTCCTATGGCTGCTGACGTAATTACTTTTGCTGGTGATTATAAAGATACTGGCATGACTATGGATCAAATTCTTGATGGCGTTATGGGTAAAGTAAATTCTGGTATGGGGATGGCGGATGCTATTGCTGATACTACAGGAAAAGATATGTTTGGTCTTACTGGAAAAATTATGCAACGAAGAGCCGGAGCAATACAATCTACTTTTGGTATTAATCCCGAAGAAATGATGGGATTAGCATCTGGTGACTTTGAGTACGGTGAAAAATTAGGCGGTACTATTACTTTGCCGGGTACTGGTACAACTAAGCTAACAGGTCAAGCCGGTAGATATGGGCGTTTCTTTAGATTGTTCGGTAATGAATTAGGGTTTAAAGCAGATTATGACTCTGTTAATAACAGACCTGTTTATCCTGATGAAGCAGCAGATAAAGCAGGTCAGGCCATGATGTTGGCTACAAGGGGTAATGTTATTGTTGCTAAACTTATGCAAGAAGACCCTTCACTTACCATTGAAGAAGCGGAACAAAAGGCAGCGCAACAAATCTTAAAAGAATTGCGCACACCGAACGCTGGCACAGATGATGGCACAGATGATGGCACAGATGATGGCACAGAAAACTTACCGGGTACGAGAACAGATAAAACTTTATC